TTCTACTTTGTCTTTAACAATAACAAAATCGCCTTGGCTCATGTCAGCTTCTTCCTTAGCCAAGCATCTGACATCTTTTGTTCGTGAGTTTCCAGACGGTGAATATGCTCTTGAGCCACTACCCCATTTCTTACATAGTAATACTGAGACTTGGTACCACTAACTTCCCTGTCGGTTAAGAATGGTTTGTTGCGCATTCTGCTGTGCATGGTCTTGTTGTTTACGCCGATGATCTCAGACACTTCGCGCAACGTATAAAACCTTCCTGTTATCAGGTTTTCGTGTTCACCTTTAAACTCGTACTTTGTCGGCTGTTTACCACTTAACCTTCTATCCATTCTGCATTGCTCCGTCGAAATAATAGCCTCGAGTCTTTAGATAATAATCCTTCATCGCAACCTGATCTTCTGGGTCGAGCCATGTGATGTCGGTCAGGCTCTCGTCAATCGTCCTTGCCCTTATGCTATTGGTCTTGATCGACTTTGCCATTGGGCTTGAACCGCCTTGGTTCTGCGCTCGCGCAAGCCAGCTATTCACAAATCGTTTAATACCAGTCTTGGTCTTTCGTCTGGTAGGGTTAGCGTCCAGCCAAGACTCCATAGCTAAAAGTTCCTTGTGTACATTGACAGCCTGATAAGCTCGCTGCCATTGTATGATGTCGCCTTCTTCTGGCTCCCATGTTTCATTCTTTATTAGCTTCATGTTAATCCCCAAATGCTAATTGATATAAGTGCTTCTCAATATTTGCCATAAATAAAGACATTGGCTTTAGATCATGGTACTTCTTCTTGCCGCCATCTTCTCGCTCTATCAGCCCATCAGAGTTCTGGCCCTTTCTCTTTATCTCACAAGTCGCCCAGTAGTCTTCTTTACTGCACCACCCCATAAACTGAACCTTCGTTGCCAGCTTCTCACCCTTTGGGATTAAGACGCTTGCAAAGATGTAATAATGGCAGGGGTAATCTTTCTGGTAAAGGTTGACATGAGTATCGTAACTAGCTTGACAATCAACAGTCCTTTGCTTGGCCTTTAGGTCAACAGTTGCTTTGCCTATCTTGAAATCAAAGTGAAAGCTAGTTGCTGCCGTGTAGTCGTACTCAAGGTATTGCTCATCAAGAAGGTCTTTAAACATCAACTCAGCTAGGTTGCCAGCGTATTGACCAGAACCATTATCCAACATTGTCTTGCCGTTAAATGCTTTGTTGGTCGCCATCTCCATTGCTTTTTGGTGATTAGCTTTATTGGGAATAAGTACCATGTGAACCTCCTACAGTTCTAGTTTAATCTTTTACTAAGTATATTCCATGCTTTTGCTGCTGTTTGTGGTACTACTCCGTTTCCCAAGAGTCTAAGCCTGTCCACCCTGTCGGCACACCCATCAACCACTCGACCCACTCTGGGTTCAGGTGGCCACTGCTGTGTGGCTTCTGCTCTGACTCCATTGCCGCTGCTGTAAGCGATGGGGTTTTCCTCGTGTACTCCGCTGGGTAAGCCCCCTCCTTGCCAAGATGCGCTGTTGGTGTCGGCCACGGATTCAAAAGCACCTCGACCTCCAATCGCCTCTTCGGGTTTCCAGCTTGCAACTCCTTCTGCGATGCGCCGTTCGCTGAACTTACCCGCACTGTCGGCCAAGATTTCGGCTCCTGATAAATTGCCACCGCAATTGGGTTTACTTGTTCTCTCAGATTTGCTGGCCGCGTCCTGCCTTTGCGCTGTGTTGTTGCTTGTCGAGCAAGCGCCTCCTCTGACCTCTGTGGAAGATAATCCATAGTGTTCGGAGTTGCCCAAGTCAAGTCTTGAGCCACCTGAGTCTCTAGGTTTGGATATTTCGCATTTGCTGTATTCTCGGTTATCTGAGCCGCCATTGCACTGCAAGCCCTTGGAGTCGCCCATGATGTAGACTCGCTTTCTCTGGTGAGGTGCGCCGACTTCACGCGCTGAGAATATTCCCCACGTTGCTCTGTAACCATCTTCTTCCAAATCGCTGATGACTGAGGAGAGTCCAAGCGATATGTGTCCCTCGACGTTTTCAAAGAAGCACTGAACAGGTCTAATTGATTCGATGTGTCGCCGTATAAATGGCCACAAGTGTCTTGGGTCATCGGTTCCCTTTCGCTGTCCTGCTGCTGAAAACGGCTGGCACGGATAACCTCCAGTGATGAGGTCAACGCGGTCTCGAAAGAGGTGCGCTGGGAAGGTTTTAAGATTCGTGTAAATAGGTGCGGGAGGTAACTGCCCTGCTTCCATCTTGTTGACCAAGTTCGCAATAGCGAAGGCCTCGATCTCCACATAAGCGATGACTCGATGTTCAAACCCCGCAAGGTCAAGTCCTCTTTCGATTCCACCATATCCTGCGCAAAACGCGATGACAGTGGGTAATTCTTTGGTAGTATCCACATTATCTTTCCTATGGCTCGGCAAGCCTCGCCCGTTATTATTGTAAATATGTATTTAAATATACATTTCTTTAGGTGTTATAACCCTTTTACGGCTACAAACCGTAAATTCAAGAACTAAGGGCCAAAGCGACTTAGCGGTTAAAACAATGTCTGTATCGTATCGCCAAACTATCCTTTGATAACAACCGAGTTATCGCAGGGGCTACGTGCGGAGGGTCAACCGCGTCTATGGCATTCTATTAGGGAATTCGCCACCCGAAGGGCCATGTCAATTCATGGCTGCTCTAGCCCAAACATTGTTTGCAAAAAAAGAAAGGGAGATCTGATGTACAGTAACGTACAGTATGATAAACTTGCCTTTCTTGTTACTCGCACAGCAAGTATCCCTCATCAGTAGGGTAAAGTAAAGCCCCCGTAAAAGGGGGTTTTCTTTTATCTGTCTCCCAGCTTACAGAACTGATCTAAGCTCATTCCAAATATCTCGCATAGCTTCTCAAGGGTGTGCAGCTTCATGTTCTCCTGTTTGCGCCACTGGAATACACGCTGGCGGCTTACACACATCATGGTCGATAGTTGGTTACTGTTAATGTTGTTTAACTCCTGAGCGACTCTCAGGCATCTTCCTGCGTTTGTCATTTTCAAATCCTATGTTATCTTAATTGGGCAGGGTTCCCCCTACCTTGCTCTCCTATGGTTTCCCCCCGAAAGCACTTGTGCCGTAGGGGGGTTTTTTACATCAGAAGGGGATGTCTTCGTCCAACTCTTCAATTGACATAGCAGCCACAGCCGGTGCAGCAGCAGCGCCATCAGTATAAAAGACCTTCACATTACCAAGGATAGGCGTTTGATACTTAGCTTCACGTTCTTCTTTGGTTAGGCTCTGGCTGATAAAGCCATTGTTTTCGTACTGATCTTGCTGTTCAGTGTCCACAAACGTAGTCAGGTCAAGGTAAGTTCCCTTCGCACCCTTATACAGTCGTGACTTGTCAATCTTAGTTACGTCGATTCTTACAGATATTCCTACTTTCATTTGGCTTTCTCCACTTCGGTTTTTATTACATTAACGGCCTTGGTTACTTCCTCAGCCAGCTTTGCGATGTATTCCTCATCGCGTTCAACCCTCACTAAAACGTGAGGCATTTCTGGGTGGTAGGCAAAGAAGTCCCACCACTGTCTCCCAGTAACCCACATGCAGCCCTGTATCTGCTGCCAATACTTATTCACTCCTGCCTGATTGTCACGCATATAACCAACGTGCGTATCAGGGGCAGGGCACTTTATCTCCAAACCGCCTTCAGAACCTATAAGCGCATCAGGTGAACAACCATAACTGAAGGTAGGGTCAACAATAAACCCAACCTCCAGAGTGTCGTTGCCAGATATAAACTCGTAAGCCTCTCGCGCATCTGGCTCAAGCTCCGTTCCTCGCTCCATCCAAGGTGTCGTAAAAAACGGCTTTGAGCGACCTGTAAGGCGTTCTGCGATTAACTCATTGATGTACCCATCAGCAGAGCTAGAAGGCTTCCCAGAGTTCGTTATAAGCCTAGAAAAGCAGCTTGCAGAAGGCTTACCCAATCGTGCGGCAAGCCATTCCTCAGTCCCTTGCTCATGGTCTAAGATAATCACTTCTTAGCCTCAAGCGCGGCAACTGCTTTGTCGTAATGCACAGCCAGAACTTGATCAACCGAATCAACCTTCAGCCACTTGCAGAACTTGGCAACATCTGCGCCAGTTTCCTCCAG